GGCGATTGAAGGCTGTTTTGCTCCATCCCGGACATTTGAGTAGCCCAGAGACGGGTGGTGTTCAAATCGCCAAGCGATACGTTGCACTCGGAAATACCGATCCGCTTGGCGGCCGACGCCGTGCCGGAGTTGAACAGGCGCGCGACGAAAGGCAGCGCCGAAGATTGAACGACTCCGTGCCCGGTGTACGTCGTCACGGCCGTCAGTGTGTCGCGCAAAACCCCGTCGATCCAAAATTCCACATTCTCGTCGTTGAGAACGATCAGGTACTCGCCGCGTTCGTTGTCGCTGATCTTCGTCAGCGCAGCCGTCTGGGTCTCGACGCCGTTATTGTTCAAGATGCCGCGCAAAGTGCCGTCAAGCGCCCAACGGAAAAACACGCCATCGGTCGGCGTAACGGTCGTCGTCGCATAGCCAAGCCCAACGTCGCATTGCGCATTCGTTGCGGTTTGGTTGATGCCGATGGCCGAGAAATAAAGATACGTCGGTCCCGCAGAAATAAGCGGGAAGGTGCGGTAGGTGCGCAGGACCACATGGTTCCCGGTCGCCGTGGCGGCGCCCGCGTTCAAGTTCAACAGGCCGTTTGCCTGCGTGATGGTCATCGTCGAGGTGATGACCGAGTAAGCGCCCGCGTTGATGGTCGTGTATTGAAACACGTCCTGCCACAAAATCGTATCGAGACCCACGCGCTGCCGGAAATCCGACGACACGTCGATTTCTCGGCGAATGCCGCCCGTAACGACGGCGCCTTGATCGACGATACCCAGACCACCAGCAAAACCAGCGCGCGCAAGCGTGGACTCGACCGACACAACGCTGCCGTTGGAGCCAGCCTCGCCGGCCACCACATCGGAGGTGAGGCCCGAAGTTCCGCCGCGAATGACTACGCTCATGTCAGAGCCCCGCGCAATTGATGGTGTATCTGCCCCAAGTTCCGTTTGGAGCAAACGCAGAAACCGTGAAACCAACACCGGCATTCAGCGCGGTTACGGACGCTTGCATTTCCTCGATCAACGCATCTTCGCCGTCGTGGTCGGCGGTGTTGGCGACGGGCGTGCAAACGATGATGCTTGAGGCCGTCACCCATGCCGCCGCGATGGTGACGCTGGCGTCTCCGTTTCCTTCCGTCGCGCCAAAATCGACGACTCCCGATGCCGTCTCCAGAGCGCCGGCATGCGTATCGTTCCAATTCGACGGCTGAACGATCGTTGGGTCGCCACTGTCCGGTATGGCCGAGACGAATTTGTGGGTGACGCTCATGTCGTCACCCCGTCATCACGGCTTTCAGCGCGTCAAGCTTCGACTTGAGTTGTGCCTGCAAATCCTCGGCAACGCCTTGCGCGATGGAGGCGTCCTTTTCGCGCTTCACGGCCGCCGCAAGAACGCCCTCGGCACGTTTTTCCGCCTCGACCACCTTGGCTTCGCGCTCCGCGAACTGCGCGGCGATCTCGGCGCCGATAGCGTCAAGAGCGCTTTGGGCCGCCGCCAACTTGCCCTCAATTTCCTTGAGGCGCTTTCCGGCGGACGCGGCTTGCTCGATCGCGGCGTCGCGTTCTTTCTCGGCGTCGGCAACCAAGCGTTCCGCGCGCTCGGTGGCCTTCCGCAAAATCTCGTTTGCCTGCGCGGTGGCTGTCGCGATGCTCGCTTGAGCGTTCGACACGTCGGCCGCCAAATTCGTGCGGATCGTTTTCGCTTCGCTTTCGGCGTCCTGCACCAACTTTGTGGCGTGCTGGGTGATGCGCGCCATCTCATCGGGAGACGACAACGCTCGAAGAATTGCCTCGCTCAAATTGAAGGGCTGCGCGGCCTGTGCGGTTCCGCCGATAGCTCCGCTCATCACACACCTGCCTGCGTAATGGTGATTTGCGCCGATGCGTTGGACGCCGAACTGTTGACGACGCCACGAATGAACCGCACTGGAAACGCATAGTTGGACGATAGGTTGCTCGTTGCCGAGCTAAGGGTCGGGTGATTGAACCAAATGATCGACGCGGGCGTAGCGCCGCCCAACAAGATCTCGTTGATGGCCGTCGGACTGTCTTGAACGGACCAAGTGAGCGTACCCGAAATGGTGCCGTACAGGGCGAAGTTGGACGGCGTGAGTTGCGTGCTCGCCGTGTAGGGCCGCGTCGATCCAGTCGTGCCGATACCAACCAGAATGGCCGTGCCAACCGCAGCATCGGCGGTGATTGATGTGACCGTCTCGAACTCTTGAGTGGTCGAAACGGTGTTGTTGTTGGGCCCGGCGATCGTCTCGCTCACGGTGCGCTTGTAGACGTCAAGGCCGGTGATGGTGAAATTGATTCCGTTCAACGCGCCGGTCGAATTGAGCGTGACGGGACGGCCAAAGCCGCCGGGCAGCAACGCGCGGCGCACGCTCTTGCCCAGCGCATTTTGATCGACATAGGTGCCGTTGATGACCAAGGCTCCAGCCGCGCCCGTCGTTTGCGATGCGCAAATGGCGGCGTTGTCCGAAACGACGAAGGTGTAGGTTGCTGGAATGGCCATGTCTCACTCCGCCGCTTGCTTGCGCTGCTCGGCAAGAGCTGCCTGCGTCTGCGCAACGAGCCAATCGCCAAATTTCCCGTGGAAGGTCCGCGAGCCGACATGATCGAGGCCGCTGTTCGGATCCACGTAAACCTTGCCGCCTAGCTTACGCCAACGTCGGCAAAAGGTGTAGTCCTCCGAATACTCGCGGTAGTCCTCGATCGTGTTCTCGAACAGGTTGACGACCCACTGCTGGCTGCCGGGGTCGAAATACCGGCGATCCTGGTGCGCTTCAGCCATCATCTGAATGGCCTTGCGGCTGAGAACCATGAAGCCGGAACCGACTTCCTGTGCCTCAAGGAACCCCGTCTGTGGGCATGCCACGGCCGGCGGACCCTCGAGGTTGATGCAGAAAGACACCGGATCCTGCTTGCGGGGGCCAGCCACCGCCGCCACGTCCTTTCCGGACGCGAGCAGGCGCAGAAGCGCGTCGGGCTTCCAGCCCATGTCGGCGTCGATCATGCACAGATAGTCGGTGTCCGAATCCATGAAGCGCCGGACGATCTGGTTGCGCGCGCGATGCACGAGCGATTGATTGGCCAGCGTCAGAAACTCGTAGCCGATGCCGTATTCCAGCAGCACCGGAATCGTCGCCATCATGGACTGGACGTACTGCTCGGTCAGCATCCCGCCATAGCACGGCGTCGCAATCGTGACCTTGACCTTGCTCAGATCGACCATGCGCGTCGTATTTTGGTTGAGCAGCGGCGCGAGACGGGTGACCGTCCGATGGCGCTCAAACGTCTCCCACGCCTTGAACCGGCGCTGGTCTTCCTGCTGCCGCGCAAAATTCAACTGATAACTCGCGTCCCAATGGGCGCCGGAGCCTTCCTTCATGGGATGACGATGCTCGACCATCACATCCATCAGGACCGACCACAGGCCGCTGTCGCGCCCAACGGCTTCCCACACGTCGTCGATGAACTGGTGCTGAAAACCAGGAGGCGCCAGATAGCCCATGAGTTTGACGACCTCGCCCCCAAACACGACCGCGCCGTGAATGCGCTGCGGTGCCTGCCAACCATCGTTGCTCGATACTATGCGCGTGCGGCCGGCTTCCTCGACAAGACGAGTGTCCCAGCCGGCCGTCACGGGCACTTGGTCGTCGGTGATGATGCCGTACCAAGGGAGCGCCGGATACGTGGCGTGAAACCACCGCATCACGTCGCCAAGGCTCATGTCCTCCGAGCCGTAGACAACCTGCCAGTTGGCCGGAATTTCCAGCGACCGATACGCCTCCTGCATCGGTCCTGCATTGACATGGATGATACCCGGCGTGGACATGCCGGTATCGACGCAAGCCGCGAGGACCGTGCGGAGATTGTCAGGCCGCGCGTGGGTCGGAAGCAACCACATGCGCGGTTAACCCGACCAATACTGAGCCTGTCCGTAGAGGCCGGTTTCGGTGTCCGGATCCTTGACGAAGATGAACGCGCGGAACACGAGCGTGCCATCGGCCGGCGTCTGCAGGGCATAGGTGCCACGCACATCGCCGGTCGTCGCCGTCGCCGGGCTCGTCGTCACAGCCGCCGTGAACCCCGTCGACGCCGTGATGACGGCGTTGTTGAAGTTCATGATGACGTCGCCGAAATTGGCAACCTTGTACGGCATTCCCAGCGTATCCGCCGTCCCGATCGACACGCCCGACGTGGTATTGCCGTCCGAAGCGATCGACTTGATGTAGCGAATCGCCTTCGTCGTCGTCGTCGACAGGCCCGACGTCGGACCCGAGAACGAGATCGTCATCGGCGCGCCAGGGCCGCGGGTGCCATCCGTGAGGACGGTTTCCTCGTAACCCTGCACGGTCAGCGTCGTCGCCGTGACCGTACCGATTTGACCCGTGGCCGTAATGCAGCGCGCCACGCCAAGGTCGTAGTACGTCGTGCCGTTGATCGTGGTCGTCGTCACGCCGGAGCCGGCCTGCAGCGTGAAGTTCGCGCCGGAGACGGTCTGGGCGGCCGCCAGCGCCGTGGCGGACAGAGCGGCCGGCGTCACAGCGAACACATAGATGGGCGACATCGCCGCGCCATTCGTGCCGTTGAACGTCCGGAAGACCTGTCCGGTGCGGTAGTTGTCGGAAACGTGGGTCATGCCTGATCTCCTATCGGTCCGTGGTCAGATCAGGTGGAACCCTGCGAGCCCCAAGCGCCGCGGAAGTTGCTGACACCAAAGGAATAACGCTCGATGGCTTTCACCTTTAGATTGTCATTATCGAAGTCAGTATAAAGATCAATCTCCAGCGGCTCTCGGTCGTAGTACTTGAACGAGTTATCCGCGTCGGTCAGCAGGTACCACGCATTGTCGTCCGTGAGGAACTGGTTGACCCGGTAGCCCTGCGGAACGGCCGACGTGTTGTACAGCGCGTTGATGTCGTTGTTCGCCGTGCCGGTGCGGAACTGCGAGTTGAGGATGCGGTCCGCGGTCCACTGTAGCGGCGTCGGGACGATGAGCTTCTTGGGCTTCGTCATGACGCGCAGGCCGGCGACGTCCTTGAAGCGCTGAACGCCCGTGATGGCATCCTGGAGCGACGTTTCGTTCAGGTCGGCCTGCACCGTGAAGGTGTTGGCGACCGTGCTGCCGTCGATCGGATGCGTCGTCGAGAACAGCGGCTTGCCGTCACCGATGGGGTAGTCGGTGTCGAAGCCGTTGTTGAGGACGGAGGCGCCGAGCACTTCCTTGGTCTGCAGAAGCGAGCGCTTGAGCGCAGCCTGCTGCAGCGGGAAGCGGGACTTGTACAGGTTGTCCTTGATGGCCTGACGGGTGATGATGAACCCGATGCCCACGTAGCGATGCACGTAGTTCGTGACGTACCGCTGGCCCATCGTGTCGAATGCGATGCTCGCGCCTTCCTGCTTGATCTGCGCAAGGCCGAGCATCTTCATTTCGACTTCGATTTCCACCGCCTTGTCCGACGTGTGGCGCTCGTAGATCTCCGTCCACTGCGACGGATACATCGGGTAGTCCCCGAACACGGCCGCGAGACCGGGGCGCAGCAGGTCGCGGATCTGGGTGGTATTGACCGTCATGGCTGTAATCCTTCCTCGATCTGGGCCTCAGACGCCGGACGTGCCGGTGCCGCCCTTGAACTCGTGGTTGTTGATGGTGCACAGCCAGTTGGCAAACGAACCAACCGCGTTCGTGGGATTCGGCGTGAGCGCCAGAATCTTGAGGTTCAGGCTGGCCGTCGACGCCTCGGTGGCATTGTTGACCGTCGTGCCCGACAGACCCGTGGTCGTGTTGCCGGTGCCGACGTAGAAGTTGGCGTTGAGGTTGACGTCGGCCAGCGCCAGCGGCGTGCCGGCCGCGCCCGAGCCATTCGTCTCCTGGACGTCGACGACGATGTTGGGATCATCCACGACAAGCGCGTAGATCGGCGAGCCGGTCTGCACCGTCGTGCTTGCCGGCCAGTAGGGCCAGAACTTCTGCGTGCCCGTGGTGTCCGTGTACTTGACACCCATGAACACCCCGCGGATCGGAGAGCCGGCCACGCCGATGCCGATCGTGCCGTCCGAAAGCGTCGCCACGGGATCGTTCGTGAAGATGCTCGTCGCGTAACCGGACGTGATCGGATACTGGTTGACGGTGCCCGTATAGGGCGAACCGTTCGCGTAGCGGTCGGGCTTCAGACCCCAAGGGGCATTCGTGCCATAAGCCATAGAAATCTCCCGTTGACGGACGGCAAAATGCGCGGACGCAAAAATGCGCCGCGCCGTTGCCAGCTTGAAAAAGAACCGAGTTTTGCGCCCGCAGGCGGACCCCTCGGAGGGGTCTTGCGCGCATGATGCGCGAACGGCTCTAGGCCGAGTACCGTGACGCTATGGCAAGACTATATTCTGTGTCAAGGACATTCGCAAAAAAAATGGCCCCGGGATTAGCCGAGGCCAAGTTGAACAGGGAGGAATCCGCCACACAAAGGCGACGTAGGCAACGTATCACTTGTCGGGCAGCGCCACAACCCGCTCGATGCTGGTCTGGTTCATGCCGGGATCTTCGGCCAGTTCGACCATCGGCATGCGCTTGTCGTCGTCTTGCAATTCGCCGCGTGTCCATGCCGTCGAGCGCATGGCCTGCTCGGTTTCTTCCTGCAATTCCGCCCGCCGCGCCTTGTATTCGACCTCGCTCATCTGGCACAGGATCAGGCCGCCGCGCCGGATGACGCCGTGATCCGTGCGCTCGCGGCCCGGCAGCACCGGGGCCACAAGCTCGGGATGCCGATCGGCCGGCACCGGAGCCCATCCGCTGCGCAGACGGTTCTCCACGTTGTTGTCGTCTGGCTCGCCTAGCAGGTACTCGCGCACCCACTGGTAGACGACGCCCTTGGGGATTTTCTCCCGCGGCACATAGAGCGTACCTTGGAACGAATTGCGCGCGGTAGGCCGCGTGGCCGTATCGCGCGTCGTGCTGTTTCGGCTGGATCGAGACATGTTCAGGCTCCTTTCCGCATTCCGCGGGCATAAGCGATTTCTTTTTCCTTGGGAGTGAACGGCCTCCCATCGGGGTGTTTCAGGATGAGCGCATGCGCAACCTCGCGCTGCTCCTGGGACAAGACGATGCGGTTGGGGTTAGTGGACGCCGGCTCGGTCCGCTGCACCGTGGTCGACGCGCCGCGCACGGGCGCCACTTGCGAGCCACGGCGCGCTGGCTGCTGGCCGTTGCCGTTTTCCGCCTGGCGGTCTTGCTGGCCACCGTCTCCTTCTTCGTCGCCGAACCGATCCGGAAAGGCCTGCCGGATATGCTGGTCGATCAACTCGAAATAGTCCGCACTCCCGATCGCCGCCTTGTTTCCGACGCGCACAAGGCGATTTTCCAGATACGTGGCAAAGTCTCGCGCCTCTCCCGCCATGACCGGATCATAGTCGGCGGTCCCTTCCTCAAACCACGGATTCTCGGAAACCCAGCGCTTTGCTTCGCCCTTGTACTCGACCTTCTGCGGCTGCGCGGCCTGCCGCGTTTCCGTCTTTGGCTTCGGCTCGGCTCCGTCGCCCTCGGTTGCCGGCGCAGCACCGTCCAACTTGTTGGATTCCAGCCAGCCATTTGCTTGTCCCAGATTGACCTGTGTCTCGGTCATCTTGGCTTGGATCTCGGCCTCCTTGTCCGTGTCTGCGCGGTCCTTGGCGTCCTTCAACTCCCGCGTGAACGACGCCAAATCAGCCTTCAGCTTGTCGCGCCAATGCGACACGGCGGCATGGTCAGAGCGCTTCTTCTCCTGCTCAAGACGCGCGCTCTTGGCCCGCTCCTCTTCGAGTTCGGTTCGATAATCGTCGGCGGTCCGCTCGGTCTCCCGCAGGCGCCCGGTCAGTTCGTTGATGCGGCCATCGCGCGTCTTGCGAAACGGCTTCTTCGCGGGCTTCTGTTTCTGCCCCACGTCATCGGAAAGATTGCGGTTTTCCTCACCGCCCTCTCCTTCGCCGGCATCGTCTTCGGCATCCTGACGTGCAGCAACCTTGTCGGTGACGACGACACCACTCTCGTCGCCCTCTTCGCCGGCATCCACTTCGACGTCGCCCTTCGGCGCCACTGTGAGGGTGTCGATTTCGCCAACGGCCGTCTTGGTCGTCGACATGCTGACGATGCTCTCGCCGCGGTCGGCTTCGGATTGCTGGGACTGCTTGGCCATCTGCATCTCCCTAGAACTTGTCGATCGTGTGGCCGGCCTGCACGTCGCGCGGATCGCCCACGACCTGCTGCACGGCGTCATCGTTGATGTTCATCATCGCCACGCCCCGCCACATGAACACCTGCGACTCGTAGCGCGGGAAGATGACCCAATCGCCGACCTTGCACCACGGACCCTCGGGGTACTTGTCCGAGCCATCCGGATTCTTGCCCTTGTAGGCGCCAGGGCCGACGCCGACAACGAGGCCCACGCAGTTCGTCCACTTGTCCGAATCGCGCGACTGGTGCGGAAGGTACAGCGTCTTCTTGCCCTCTGGCGTGTCGATCGTCTTCAGTTCCTCCGGCCGGATGTAGATCTTGACGGCCAGCTTGTAACCGCACGGACGCGGCAGTTCGGCATGGCCTGTCAGTTCCTTGAATTGTTCCGTCACCACCTTGATGGCTTCGGCTTCCTCGTGTTCTTCGATCAGGCTTGTCGCGCTTTTCATTCGTAAACTCCTGTTTCCTTTTCTTCCAGTTCCGGCTTGACGCCCGTCAGTTCGTTGTAAATGTCGGTGACACGAGCCTCGGCCAGATTGAGGCCGTCGACCTTTGCCGCCAGCATCGTGTGCATCTCGCCCAACTGCTGCATCGACGAACATTTCAATTGCACGAGCGAGGATAAAAGAGAGGCGCGTTCGTCCTTCAACGCCTTCAGGATCCGGTCGCGGAAAATGTCAAGCATGGCTCACGCCTTCATCCGTCGCTTGGCCCGTTCTTCGGCATTGCGGACGACAATCAAGGATTCCGCGCGCGTCAGACCACGCCCAGCACACATGTGCGAACAGACGTTCCAGACTTCCTTGTGTTCGCCGACCCGATACATGACCATGATCGTCGGCATCAACGCCTCCTCCGTCATGGCCATGCGCAGCGTGTACGCAATCTCGGGCTTTTCCTTCTTCAGAAGCAGCACGTATCACCGCTTCTTCGGCACGCCGCCCATCTTGCGCGCCATCTTCGGCTTTGCCTTCATCATCTTCTTCGCCATGTCTCGCTCCTCAGTAAACCGGATTGCCGCCCTTGGGCATCTTGCCGACCTT